ACCGAGAACAACAGCAACAACGCGTGGAACGTCAATTTCAGTTCTGGGAACGTCAACAACAACAACAAGAACAATTCCTTAACAGTTCGTCCCGTCGCCGCACTTGATAAGAAAAGAAAAGAGGCCTGGCTCGATGCCTACGACGACTGCTGCCGACACAAGAAATCCAGCGACAGCTGCATCCGCTACCGTCTCGAATACGAGGAGGACTTGTTCCGTCTCGCGCAAGAGGTGGAGAGCGGCGCTTATCACCCTTCTACTTCGATATGCTTCTGCGTGACCCGTCCCAAGCTGCGGGAAGTCTTCGCGGCAAACTTCCGCGACCGCATAGTCCACCATTGGCTGATAATGAAGCTCAACCCATTTTTCGAGGAACTTTTTGTCAGCCAAGGCAACGTGAGCTTCAACTGCCGCAAAGGCTTCGGAACACAGGCAGCCGTGGCGGCTGTGCGTGCCGACATCTTCACGGTCAGCAGGCAGTACGCGGAGGATGCCTACGTGGGCCGCTTCGACTTGGTGGGCTTCTTTATGAGCATACACAAAGACATCCTTATTGACGCGCTCCGCAAATTCGTTTACGATCATTACAAGGAAAACGATGTCGACCTTGTCTTCGATACCCTTGTGAGGGTCATACGGCACAATCCCGCCAACGATTGCGAGATACACGGAGACGCGACCCTCTTTGACAAGCTGGCGAGCAACAAGAGTCTGTTCCATGCCGACCCCGTCAGAGGTCTGCCCATCGGGAACCTCACCTCTCAGATACTCGCCAACTATTACCTGTCCATATTCGACGCAGCCATGACGGAATGGTGTGTGGGCCGTGGCGGTCGGTACAGGCGTTTTGTGGACGACTTCGTCGTGGTCATGCCAGAGATGAAGCAAGTGCATGAAGCCTATCTGTTCGCCCGCTCGTTCCTTTGGGACCGCCTGTCCGTGAAGCTGCACGACGACAAGAAATACATACAGCACTACACCAAGGGGATTGCCTTCGTGGGCCACGTTGTCAAAATGGAGCGCATCTACCTGTCGAATAGGACGTATGGAGGCTTCGACAACAGACTGCGCAAGGTCGACGCCATCTGCCGGCACATCACCGAGGGCGAGGATGTCGTTCCGTCCCTGTTCGCGCTGAACGGAGCCATCTCCTCCGTCAATTCCTACGTGGGATTCACCGTCCACACAAGCGGCTACGCCAAGCGGACGGAGACGCTGCTGAAGCACCCCAACCTGTTCCGATACCTGTACCTCAAGACGAACCACCAGGTCGTGAAACTGAAACGTAAATATAACATAGGAGAATTAATGTATGAAAAAGACAAAATGGAGAGGGCAAAGCTGTCCTCCTTCTTACACAGAGCGCCGAAACGGCGGCCAAAGACAAATCACCGTCTATGCAGACCCCAAACAGGAACAGCCCGAAGAGGGCGATGAGGCCCAGGAGGGCGAATGGTCTGCCACGGCCATCACGCTGACCGCAGGAGACCGAAGCTACGCCTCTATCGTGAGCGCTATCATCAACGCCCGATACAGCACGGACGAGATGCAGGCGATTATCAACAACTTCCTACAGGAGGCGGATGTCACCTCGCTGATTGCCATCCTCATGTCGACGCAGAACTTCAACAAGCTGAAGAAGGCAATGACCGAATGGCTCGGCGGCTTGGACTCCGATGTCGTGGCGGCATACACGGAGATGCAGGCGTACCGACAGTACGCGAAAGAGCTCGCGCAGACCATCGTCGACAGTCTGGAGGAGGACAAATCGAAGCAATAGGGCGGTTTTTATTTTGATTATCCAAATAATCAAACGAATATCCCGTTCCGACTCGTGTTCATTGACATAAAAAGAGTATTTTTGCATTCGGAATTTTTGTAATCCATTAGAGTTCACTGATTGTTTAACCCCCAAAAAGAAAGGAACATCATGCCTACCAACAGAAACCGTAGAACCACCGCCTTCACTACCGGAAGAGGTGCCAACTACGCAGGTGGCCAGCAGACTTTCACCAACAACGCCACTGGCCGTGTCGCCCGTGGTGGCCGTGCTGTCAGCCGTCGTACCCGCTACTACGACGTGCGTGTCGGTCTCGGTCTGGCTGGTGGTTAATTCCTGCCGGTTAGGAAATGCGACGAGGGAGTGTGGAGGGGAACCCTGCACTCCCTTATTTTCGTTTGCATACACTTCGATTTTCTCAACAAACATTCCACGATATGAATAAATTACAGCAAGCAAAAGACACGATTATGTTTGTACGTCAGCAGGCGGAGGAATGTATCGTGTTCGACTCGTGCGGCAAGGACAGCCTCGTGACGCTCGACCTTGTCGCTCCCTATTTCAAGAAAGTAATCTGCGTCTTCATGTACTTCGTGCCCGGCTTGGAGCACGTGGAGCGGTTCCTCAAAGCCTCGCTCCTCCGCTACAACAACGTGGAGGTCTTGCAGCTGCCCCATTGGAACCTCTCGTATGTCAGACGGGGCGGGATGTACTGCATCGCCAACCCCAAGGAGAAGCTGCTGAAGCTGCGCAACGTCGTCGACCAGGCACGCGAACAAACGGGGCTTCAGTACGTCTTCCTCGGCATGAAGAAAGCCGACAGCATGAACCGCAGACTCATGCTCAACACCTACGAGGCGGCGCACTACACCAACGGCGGCATGGCGTACCCCCTAGCGACATGGACGCAGAAGGAGGTGCTCGCCTACATGCAGCAGAAGAGACTGCCCATGCCCGTAAGGTACGGAAAGAACGCGAGCAACGGCATAGGCTTCAATCTCGACTGTTTTCTGTGGATGGAGCAGAACGCCCCCGCAGACCTCCAGCGCATGTACCAAGCCTTCCCGCTCTCGCAGCGCATCCTCTTCGAGTACCATTACAACAACCCAGAATTAGAAATCCAAAGCAAACAGTGATCATGGCAAAGACAAAAGGAAACGAAATAATGCTGTCCAAGTACTTCAAGGCAGAAAACGTGGAGATAAGGCGCAGCGAGATACGCTTCGCGGACTACAACCCACGCAAGATAACCCCCGACGCTCTCAAGACCCTGCGCAGGGGAATAAAGAAATTCGGTCTCGTGGGCGGCATAGTCGTCAACAGGCAGACGGGGAACACCCTCGTGCAGGGACACCAGCGTTTGACCGTCATGGACGACTTGCAGAAGTACGACCCGCAGACCAAGGAGAACGACTACGTCCTCCGCGCCGACATCATCGACATCGACGAGCAGGCGGAGAAGGAACTCGTCATCCTCCTCAACAACCCCAACGCGCAGGGCGAGTGGGACTACGACCGACTGAAAGCCATTGTTCCGACTATCGACGTGACAGCCGCAGGGCTGACGGACGCTGACTTGGCAATGATGGGCATAGGGCTGGAGCAGAACATCGCGGCAATCCAAGCCGCAGAGGTCCCGTCCATATCCTCGGCAATGCTCAACGGCACAAGCGGAAGCCAAGAGTCCGAACAGAATGCCGACGGACAGCAGCAGCTGACCGGCGAAGGCACGGAGATTTCGGCAGAAGCCGCAGAGGCCGACAGGCAGGCGAAAATCCAGCACATGAAGGACGTGAAGGCCATCGCCAACGAACAGGCTGCGGAGAGGGCTGAACAGGCAGCGGCCTACCTCATGCTCTCTTTCGACAACATGGACAACATGCAGGACTTCCTCGCCCGCTTCAACTTCCCCGAACAGACGCAGATAGTCAAGGGGGAGGAGCTGCTCGGAATGCTCGAAGACATGGAATAAAAAAACTACCGATATGAGAAAGTACAAGAAACCCGCATTGAAACGCTTCAAGGAAGCCCTCGCCATGACGGGCGGCAACCTCACCGAGACGGCGAAGGTGCTGGGAGTGCGCAGGGCGACGATATGGATTTGGGCAAAGGACGACGAGGAATTTGCCGAAGCCATTGACGACACCCGCAAACAGTTTCTCGACAGCTGCATAGCCACTTCCCGCCTTGTGGCCCTCGGCGTTCCTATCGTGAACGAGAAGACCGGCAAGCTGGAGGGCTGGGCGGTCCCGCCAGACTCCAACATGCTGCGCTACCTCATGGGCACCCTCGGACGCGGCGAAGGCTTCGGGGAGACCCTACAGCTCAACCACACCGTGGAAGAGGGCGTCGACATAGCCCGCTGGATTGACAAGGAGATTGAGGAGAAATCCAAGTCCCAGAAAGAAGAAAAATGATTTACACCCACCCAGTCTACTACCCGCTCTATAAGGACACCACGAAGCCCATCATCCTAGTGACAGGAGGACGAGGCAGCGGCAAGTCCTTCGGCTGTACCACGTTCATCGAGAGGCTCACCTTCGAGATGCAGCACATGAAGAACAGCCGAGGGGAGAGGGAGAAGCTGGTCCACAACGTCCTTTTCTCGCGCTACACCATGACCTCCGCGCACATGTCCATCATCCCCGAATTTCTCGAAAAGGTCGAGGCGGACGGCACGGGGCAGTTTTTCCGCGCCACCTCGCAGGACGTTGTCAACCTAAAGACCGGGGCGAAGGTCATGTTCCGAGGCATCAAGACCAGCAGCGGAAACCAGACGGCAAAGCTCA